GTGAATTTATGCCGTGTGAATCCCACGATGTTCTTATGAATTCGATAAATAATTTGTATAAAAACAATGACGAAGTATTTATTGATGAGATAAGGAATATCATAAATAAAACAAACTTATATTCAAATGAGTAATTACAAAGAAGCGTTAAACAAAATCGCTGAACTTGTTGGATACAAATTTAATGAAGAAGTAACCAAAGTGGAATTTGAAAGAGTTGCCCTTGAGGGTGGTGAGGTATTCATTACCAACCAAACTGAAGGTGAATTAACTCTTGGAGATACAATCTACATTGAAACTGAAGCCGGATTTGAGGTGGCTCCAAGTGGAACCCATCGTTTAGATGACGGTAGAGAGATTGTATTGGACGAAGAATCAGTTTTGGTTGAAATTCGTGAAGAAGGTTCTGAAGAGGAAGTGGTTGTTGAAGAAACAAAAGAAGATGAAGAAATGTCTGAAGAAACAGAGGTTTCAACATCATCTGAAGTCACTGACTTAAAGCAGGCTATTCACGATTTGTTAATCGGATTTAATGAGGAGTTCAACAAGTTAAATGAAAGATTTAACACATTGGAAGAGGATTACAACCAATTCAAAAAAGAGGAATCCATAAAACCGCTGAAAGAGGAGACCAAGTTAAAGCAGAATTTCTCTGACTTCAGAATGGAAATGATTAAAAACTTAAAAAAATAATTAGTTATGAGTAAGTTAAGTAAAGAAAAGTTCAGTTTTGACATCTCTGGTATGAGTGATTATATCGCAGCGAATGAAACTGAATTATTGACGAAGATTGTTGTAAGTTCAAATATGACTGAATTTGTTTCAATTTTCCCAGAAATTAAAAATGCGGAATATGTCCCCGTGTTCCAAACAGGTGACATAGATTCAATCGCAACTACAGGTCACTGTTCAACCACTTTTGGTGATATAACAATGACTGAAAAAGAGTTGAGAGTTTGTGACTACAACATCCAGAAAGGTTACTGTCCTGAGTCGTTGTCAAAAACAATAATGGGTATGAGATTACAACCTGGTTCATACAATGAAACCACAGGTGCTGAAGAAAGATTTATCGAAGATATGGTTCAGAAAGCGGCTGTATTCACTGAAAGAAAAGTATGGACTGCTTTGGAAGAAGAAGATTGTACCAGTGGTCTTTTGGAACAGTTGGATGCTGCGTCAGCATTGACTACCAATGTCACATACACGGCTATGACACCATCAAACGCTTTGTCTGTTGTTGATACTTATGTCACCAACTTACCTGAAGCATTACAATTCGTTCCAACGGTATTGTTCTTAAACAGAGGTGATTTCCAAGCGTTGTTGTTAGCGTTAAGAGATGCTAATTTCTTCGCATACACTGTTGAAGGTCAATCACAAGGGCCTGGTTCAATTATGATACCCGCAACTAATGTGACCGCAGTTTCTTCAGAAATCGGTGCTGGTAGAGCGTTATTGACTTATGGTCAGAACATCGCTTATGGAACTGACTTATTGACTGACGCAGCAAACGCTGACAGTTGGTATTCAAAGGACAATAAACAATACAGAATCTCAATGCAATGGAGAGCGGGAGCAGTAATATTCTTCCCTGAACTTTGTGTGAGAATTTCGTAATAAACCTATAAATAAAGAGATAGAAAAATGGCAAACAATTGTGTAATTTCGAGTGGTCTCCAGTTAAATTCGTGTGTTAATAATATCGCAGGAATCTCTGATTTATGGGTTTTGACCACCACAGGAACAAGTATTTCATTATCAACCATCGACTACGGTGGGGCTAATGGTGAAATATCTGCGTTAGAAGGTTCATCAGCAGGTGAATTTAAGAAAATCGACTTGGTTAGAAACAGCGCGGCTGTATTAAGTGAGGAAGTAAATGTTGTGACAGCGTCGTTGTCATTCACATTTGTCCCTACTTTACAGTTCCAAATGCCGGGTTGGAATCAAGTTTATACTGACTTGTATGAAGAGTTAGTTAAATCAGTTGGAAGTGTGTTTATCGTCAAATTAAAGAGCGGTAAATACTTCTTGGTCTCTCCAAGTGGAATGTATATTTCAGCCGCTACAATCAACTCTGGTTCAGTACCAGGTGATAGTCAGTTGTATGATTTAACATTTGTTGGGGATGAATTATCCAGTATTCCTGAAATGGAAGTTTCTTCTGACTTGGCTACATTCTTGTCAGGTTCAAACTTGACTGTAGATAGAGAATCGTAAGATTTTCAACATAAAAA